CCTTCTCAAGTTGCTATCGCTAAAAAATTAGGAGTGCCATTAGAAGAATATGCGAAACAATTAAATATCACGAAGGAGGTATAGGCATATGGAAAACGATAAAATGAAGACCCCACGTGCGAGCCAAACTAGGACTACCGAAAATAGACCTACAACTTGGACTCCACCATCAAGTTTAGATGCACCGCGCCCTAAGGACGGTTTTAGACACAGATGGATAAGACTTGAAGTATTAGGTCAAGACGACACTAAAAATGTTTCAAGTAAATTAAGATCAGGTTGGGAGTTGGTGAGAGCTGACGAATATCCTGGTGAATCTTATTCAGTCATAACCGAAGGAAAATACGCGGGAGTAATCGGACATGGAGGCCTTGCGCTGGCAAGGATACCAGAAGAGGTTGCAAAAGCTCGAAACGCTTATTTTGCTAAGCAAACTAAGGATCGAGAAGACGCAGTTAACAACGACCTTTATAAGGATCAGCACCCAAGTATGCCAATCAATAATGAGAGGCAAACTCGTGTAACTTTTGGTGGTACCAACAAAAAATAATTTTTTTGTAATATCAACAAAGTAAAATAAACTTAAACAAGGAAAAACTTATGGCTAACGCAGACGCACCTTTCGGTTTATTGCCGATTGGAAAAGTTGGACAAAATAGAGATGCTCAAGGTTTAAGTGAATATAGTATTGCGGCAAGTGCTTCAGCAATATTCCAAAACGATCCAGTTCAAGCTTTGAACACAGGAACGATTGGAGTTTGTAACGTAACTAACGTAACAGTACTAGGTTCGCTAAACGGAGTTTTCTTTACAGATGCTTCAACTAAAAAACCAACATTTGCTAACAATCTGAAAGCTAGTAATACAGCTACAGATATAGTTGGCTTTGTTAGTGACGACCCTTACGAGAGATATGAAATACAGGCCACTGGTACGATAGCAATTACTGACATTTTTTTAAATGGAAGTATTTCGTACACAGCAGGATCTACAGTAAATGGAATTTCTAAAGTAGAAATTGACTCAACTGTATTTACTACTAACACTGGTCAGTTACGTATCGTTGGAGTTTCAAAAGGCTTCAACAATGAATTATTAAACAATACAACTTACTCTACTAACGTAGTAGTAACTGCTATTATTAATAATCATTTCTATAAACAATTAACAGGAATATAGGAGTATAAATTATGGCTATTTCTAGAGGACAATTAGTTAAAGAACTAGAACCAGGATTGAATGCACTATTCGGCCTGGAATATAAAAGATACGAGAATCAGCATCTTGAAATTTTCGATACTGAAACTTCAGACAGAGCTTTCGAAGAGGAAGTAATGTTATCGGGTTTCGCAAATGCTCAAGTTAAACCAGAAGGTTCTGGCGTAACATTTGACAATGCTCAAGAAACTTTCACTGCTAGATACACTCACAACACTATAGCACTTGCATTCGCAATCACTGAAGAAGCGATTGAGGACAATTTGTATGATAGACTTGCGTCTAGATATACAAAAGCATTAGCAAGATCTATGGCAAATACTAAGCAGGTGTTTGGAGCAAACGTATTAAACAATGCGTTTAGTTCTTCATTTGTTGGTGGTGACGGCGTTTCTTTAATTAACGCTTCGCATCCAATTATTGCTGGAACATTCAGCAATACCCTTGCTACACAAGCTGACTTAAACGAAACTTCATTAGAACAATCATTGATTGATATCAATGCATTTACTGATGAGCGTGGTTTAAAAATTGCAGCTCAAGGTGTTAAATTAATCATTCCAAAGGAATTACAATTCACAGCGGAAAGATTAATGAAATCTGCAGGTAGAACAGGCACTGCTGATAATGATATCAACGCAGTTAAATCTATGGGAATGGTTCCACAAGGTTACGTGGTTAACAATTTCTTAACTGATACTGATGCGTTTTTCATTAAAACAGACGTTCCAAACGGTTTAAAGATGTTCGTAAGAGCACCTATTAAAACTGCTATGGAAGGTGATTTTGACACTGGTAACGTTAGATACAAAGCTAGAGAGAGATATTCATTTGGATTCTCTGACCCTAGAGGTATCTTCGGTTCGCAAGGTGCTTAATATATAAGCATTTTTTATTTAATGGGGTGGGTATATCTCACCCCATTAATCTGATAGAAAGAATGAATTATGACAAAATTGTTTCAAGTAAAAATTAGAGCGTATGGTCATAAAGCTGATTTTGATATTGAAGCTGAAGATAGTGCAGAAGGTATAGAACAAGCTATCCTTGACAAAATAGGAAAAAAAGATATATTATTTAAAGACAGTGATAGGATGTGTTCAATATCCTCTTGCTGGATAACCTATGAGGAGGTTGTAGATGATAGATCACGTTCACACTCTTTACACAAAGAAGAGAGCCTTAGAACTTGATTGGGAGCAACACTACGTTCAAGAGGGAATATATACTCTTGATATGGTTAGGATTGACGAAGAAATTCGAAGAATCATTAACCAAATTAAATTGTCTGAAGCTGAAATAGCTCATAGACAAATTAAAGTAGAGATGGCTGCTCCTGAGTTTTCTATAGCAGGCTAAAAACCTCGCTATTTATATCCGAAAATTAGTTTTTCGATGCAGGTATCCCTTGCGCTATTTTAAAAATTCAGCTATATCTTAATTACTATACACTAACTTTCTAATATCGACGCAGTATAGTCGACGCCCTAGAGACGATATTAGATTTACTAGGAGGATAACACTATGGCACAAACAACATTTTCAGGACCAGTTACATCAAACGCTGGGTTTAATTCTGATGACACACTAACTTCAGCAGATCTTTCATCTGGAGGTTTTAACTTAACTGACTTTACTGTAAGACCAGCAGCAACTTATTCTGGAACAGTAGCGGCAGTTGTAGGAGCGGTAAATAAAAGAACTGCTAACACAGTAGGCGGTAATATGTTTGGAGTATATGCACAAACATCATTCAGCAACAATCCAACAAGCACAATTTCAGGTTTAAACACAGCGGTTTATGGTGTAGTTGATTGCGGATCAAGCACAAACATTGGACAAGCAAATGGCGCAACTTTTGATTTTGCACAATTTGCAGGAACAAGAGCATCAGCTCCAAACGCTTTTATAGCTTTTGGTGAAGAGTCATCTGCAACAAATCCATGTTTAAATTTATTTGATATTGGTAGATTAGGTAAAAACGTTGCAGCAGGTTTAGCTAAAACAACTGGAACTCCAACAAATTCAGCTGGTTCACTAAGAGTTTTAGTAAACGGTAACATTCGTTTCATTCAATTATTTGATACATCTGCATAATATGGACGTAAAAACAATTAACGAACGAATTACACTTTTGCAAAATCAACGTGCTCAAACGATTTCAAATGTGCACGCTCTTGATGGAGCAATACAAGATTGTAAGTTTTGGTTAGAACAAATTTCTAAACCAAAAACTAATGACAATATTGTAAAAATTGTAAAAGACAAAAAATAATTTTTAGGGAGCTCGAAAGGGCTCCTTAATACAAGGAGATAAATATGAAGTCAGATGTAAAACCAGTTATATGTGCAAGTAATGTTAGCACTGCAGTTTTATTTACTGGACCTACAAGACTAAGAGGCTACATGATACAATCTGGAGCAACTTCTGGATCTTGTATAATTAATGGTTTAGCAAATACTACAACTGTAAGTACTTCAACTAATACAGAAGTTTTTATTCCAATTGTTGTTGGACCAAACAGCACTGAAACCTTAGGCATACCTGAAGATGGAGTTTTATATGCTCAAAGAAACGGTGTAGGAATAGTAGACGGTATTGGAGTTGCTTCAAACACAAGTGGGTTAACTGTTACGCTATTTATAGATAAGTAGGGGTTAAATGACTACCTCTTCAGGAACTACAGTTTTTGAAAAAACACTTTTCATTGATGATATCATAGAAGAGTCTTACGAAAGAATTGGTCTTATCAATAATACTGGTAACCAGATGAAAGCAGCTCGTCGCTCGCTTAATATTCTATTTCAAGAATGGGCAAACAGAGGTTTGCATTATTGGGAAGTTGCTAATAATTCAATTTCCATGGTTAATGGTCAGGCTGTCTATACTCTATATAGATCATCTGGAGATGGAACATCCGATGGTGTATTCACTCTTTTAAATGGTGTACTTACTATTAATGCTAGTACTATTACCGTTGATTCGGTAGCGCAGTTTCCAGCAACTGGAACTTTGTTAATAGATTCAGAACAAATTACTTATACAACTCTTAATAGTTCAGCAAATACCATTACAGGTCTTACTAGAGGTGCAAACGGCACAGTCGCTGCAGCTCATGCAGATAATGAAGAAGTTTATAATTATAATTCTATTGTTTATGGAACGGGAGATATTTTAGAAGCAGTTTATAGAAATACACAACAAACTCCTGTAGTTGATTTTCCACTTACAAAAATAGATAGGTCTGCTTACAGTGGATTATCTTCTAAATTTTCAACGGGCACACCTACACAATATTTTGTAGAAAGATTTATAGATAGAATTACTATTACTTTATTTTTAACTCCGGGAGCAGATGAAGTTAACAATGTTATAAATTATTATTATGAAAAAAGAATTCAAGATGTAGGAGCTTATACCAATATTACAAACGTTCCATATAGATTTGTTCCGTGCATGTGCGCGGGACTGACTTATTATTTAGCACAAAAATATGCACCACAAAGAGTGCAAGATACAAGATTATTATATGAAGATGAATTAAAAAGAGCCTTAGATCAAGATGGTTCTTCAACTAGTTCATTTATAACACCTAAAATTTACTATCCAGGATCATAATGGCAAAATCAGCTAGAGGTAAATATGCTTACATGATCTCTGACCGATCAGGTCAAAGATTTCCATATGAAGAAATGGTACAAGAATGGAATGGTTCATGGGTGCATACTTCTGAATATGAAGCAAAGCAACCTCAATTAGATCCAACTCCAACAACTGCTGATCCACAAGGTTTACAATACGCTCATCCAGATAGAACAGAACCTGCAGTATTAATTTTATTAAATCCAGATCCTTTTCAAACAATTATTAGTTCTGCAACAACTTTTATTAATGTATTCTCACAAAATCATGGAAGATCAACCGGCAACACGGTAAGATTTAGAGGACCAACAAACGATATTGGTTTTACAGCCGTTCCATCTTTTGATGGTGTAACTAACATTTCAAGTTCAAGTGGTTTTGTAATTACGGTTGGAAAAATAGATTCTTCTGGTAATATAACTGATACAACAAATTACTTTCACTTCACGGGCGCGGGCACGGCGACAACAGGTGGAATAATTGGCGGCGGAGCTGAATGCACTGCAGGCCCAGTAACTTTAGAGGCTTAATATGACATACGCAGAACTTGTTACAAAAATTAGAGATTACACAGAAGTAGATGCAAATGTATTTACTGCAACTATTGTAAATGGATTTATCTTAGATGCTGAATTTAGAGTTTTAAGAGATGTAGATTCTGATAGTAATAGAGAAGAAGCAACTGCGACTATTGTTGCAGGTCAAAAATTTACAAATACTCCATTTCCAAACACAGGAGAAGTTTTAATAGTACAAGAGGCTTACATTATTCCTAGTGCAGTATACACAGGAGATATTGCCATATTAGAATATAGAGATCTTGGCTTTATTAATGAGTATAATGCCTCTTTAACACAAGCTTTACCTAAATATTTTAGTTATTACGATGATAACACATTAATTTTAGCCCCTATTCCAAATCTTAATTATACCATGCAATTAAATTATATCTTGAAACCAGCTGGATTATCTAGTAGTAATACAACAACATATTTAAGCTTGCAATTTCCCAACGGCTTATTGTATGCATGCCTAGTTGAGGCGTACGGTTTTTTAAAGGGTCCGGCAGACATGATACAACTTTATGAACAAAAGTATCAAACTGCTTTACAAGGATTCTCTATTGAACAAATGGGAAGAAGAAGACGAGATGAATTCCAAGAGGGTTCACCTTCGATTCAAAAACAAGGATAATAATTAGGAGTTAAATATGGCTATAACACAAGCAGTTTGCAATTCGTTTAAACAACAACTTTTTCAAGGTATACATGATTTTACTTTGACAACAGGAGATGTGTTTAAACTTGCTCTATATACTTCTGCAGCAACTTTAGATTCTGCTACAACTTCATTCACTACAACAAATGAAGTTGCAAACACTGGTCAGTACGTGACGGGTGGTGGAGCTCTAGTAAATGTGTCACCTCTAGTTTCTAGTGGCGTAGCATTTGTAGACTTTGCAGATATATCTTTTACAGGCGTAACTTTAACTGCATTCGGTGCTTTAATTTATAATACATCGGAAACAAATAAAGCAGTATGCGTGTTAAGTTTTGGAGCAGATAAAACAGCAACGTCTGGAACATTCACAGTTCAGTTTCCAGCAGCAACTACATTAGCGGCTATCTTAAGAATCTCCGGATAAAGGAGTTTAACTTAAAATGGTTGAATTTACAGTCACAGTCCCTGGTGGAACGGGTGGTGGTTATTACATCGATGGTGTACAAAAACCAGTCGTACCTGTTGTAACGGGTGGAACTTTTAGATTTAATCAAAACGCTGCAACCAATAATGGCCATCCATTAATTCTTTCAACTACAACAAGTACCGCAGGAATTATATCATCAGGTGTAAGTTATTATTTAGATGGTGCATCTAATTCTACAAATTATCGAAACACAGCTTTATTCAATGCAGCATCTGTAAGATACATAGAAATTACAGTCGCTCAAACATCAGATTTTTATTATTTATGTAATGTTCATGGTTTTAGTATGGGTAATAACATGGATGTTACTTCTAATACTTGGAGTGCATTAACTTGGAGTCAAGGCGCTTGGAATAATCAAGGAGATCAAATTGCAAATATTACCGGTAATCTTCTAACAGCAAGTGTTGGTGGTCCTGCATTTGGTTGGAGCGAATCTTCTTGGAATTCTTCTGAATTAAGTTGGAGTGGATTTTCACAACCAACCATAGCAATAGGACAACAAGTAGATATTACTGGGATAGGATTAACAGTAAATTTAAATTCTGTAACAGAAGTTATTACTGTAGATGCATTTCCTTCAGGAATAGAATTAACCACAATAGCAGGAACTGTTGATATTGATCCTGATGCATCAGTTACAGGTATAGAACTTACTTCAGCAACAGGTACACTTTTAGGATATAACCGACAAGGTTGGGGTAGATTTTTTTGGGGTGAAGAAGTTTGGAATGG